CCCTAGGCTCCTCAAGTTTCAACCCCCAGTCAGGATCAGTGTCCTTCCTTTTGGGGTTTTTCCACAACGCCCAGTTGATCTGCTCACCCTTCCAACACATAGACCCCTTTAACTTGGGGGCTTTTGGATTATCAGAGTGATTAGTCCAACCACTACCTCTCCCCTCCTCATGCTTAAAAGCCATCTCTCTCTCCTCTTGTTGAAGTTCTAACTCGTGCGCCCATGCTTGGGATTCCTGGTTGTCCAGCATCTGCGTCCATTGATCGGGAGTATGATACATCCAGTCATCATCGTTCATACCCTCCGCAGGTTCGCAGACATGGTACGCCATATATCGACGATAACCTCCTCCGTGTGACGCTTGTTATCCAGTAGTTCAGCGTCAGCCCAGCAGTTTTCAGCGTAGGCTACGTGATCTCTGAACTGCTGAGACGTTACGGATTTGGCTTCACGTTCTGCTACAGTCCCCGAAGCCTTCAGAAACGCTTCACCTCTAATGATGCGTTCCATCTTCTCCAGTTTCTTGACCAATGCCTTAGCCTTAGCAGCTTCCTCGTCCGTATGTGCTAGGTAAACCATTGCTTTTTCAAGCCTTTCTTCGCTAATCATTTGATTACCTCTTCCTTAAATGCTTGTCCTAATGTTTGAAGACACCATCTCATCTGAGTCTCCTTGTCAAATGTCCCATCATGGCAGTGGGCGTGGCATTGGTAACAGACAGGGATGGTAAAAAAGTCTGGAGCCTTCCGCCCCATACCTGCTCCCAATGCGCCCACCCTCAGGTGATGAGCCTGAGATTCTGCCCCACAGTGAATACAGGGCAGTCCTGCCACCCACTCCAAATACTTCCGAGACTTCAAGCCGCACAGTCTTTGTGCATACAGGCCAGTTCAAACGCTACGTTCTTGATAATAGAGGTAGCCTTTTCCAACTCTATACTGAAGTGTTCCTTCCCTAGATCACCCGCCTCTATACGATAGTCGTGCAGCATCTCATGCACCATCGACTCCACTAGCTTACAGTCTTCAACCTCAAGATAAAACGCACAATCGTATGGCCCCCAAGTCCTGGCAGCAGATCGCCTGTCCTGAAGATTATCCGTTGAGCCTATCTTATAGACTCCCTCTGGATGCCATCTATTCCTGAATACATAGACGTAACCCTCTGGTGGATACTCTACCTTCTGCTGTTTAGGAGGCTGCCTCTTTATCTCCTTGTAAATCTTCGGTAAGGCTTCCTCAAGGTGCGGGGTGTGTACTTTCTTAGGTGTGTCAACAAACTCCCAGTGGAAGCCTCCAGCTTTCTCACGGTGCCCATTGACAACATGGCTGATATGTGATGCCGAGTCGTTGCTATAAAGTTGGCCTATCGACAGCCCAGCTTCTCTCTGTGTCTCAAAAACTTCTCCAGTTTCCACACATCTTACTGACTTTCGTGGTGCCATAGCTCCTCCTATTTGAAATCGCTGTACCAATTCTCGCGCTCAAACCCAAGTTGGTCACCCAACTCCCTTGCTAGATCGGTTACCTCGTGGCAGTCATGGGTAAAAGCTGACCCACACTCTAGCATGGTACCCACTAGGTCGCGGGTTTTGTTTATGACCTTGACAATCGCTGCGCGATCTTCTGTGGTTAGATTCGACTTGAGTTTCTTAGCAGTTTTCTTCTTGGCCTTAGCCATGATAGTTCTCCTAGATTTCGCAACTGTCACCAGTGCAGGCTAATTCCTGGCTGGCCGTTGTCGTGTCCATCACCTCAACGATACTCTTCCAGTCTATATTGGTTGGCATAGCCTTCTTCATCTCCTTGTACTGATCGGAAGTGATGTCCTCATACGGAGCCTGCTCATAGATGTGGCCCTCGTCTGCGGATGGTAAGAAAGAGATGCCATTCACGATGTCCCAGTTGTCCCAAATCCAGGAAGCAACTGAAGCCCATGAATCCTCTGGTACATAACAAGTCATGCTTGGCTTATGCTCACACCAGTTGACAGCAAAGTGCTTCCATAGTTCCAACTGACTTATAGGCGTTACATCATGGCGAGTCAAAGACTTGGTTGGAGACTTCATCGGGAATGAGAATACCCAAGCCTCCGAGTTGTGCTTGTCCTCCTCGCAAGGAATCCCAGCCTCGATCATTGCTTCAGAGAGTGGGTCTTTCTTGTCGTTCCTAACGCGGCGAATATACTGATTGGCCCATCTGGGATGTATACCGCTTGCAGAATTACAAAGCTGGCTCACCGTTCCACTCGGTTTGATGCACGTTACGGCTGTCGATGGGTTGATCTTCAGAATCTCTGCCCACTTCCTATTCACAGCAATAGCCTCTTCCTTTAATCGCTGGAGTTCTTCAGGCTTGCTCTTGATGAGAAACGGGCAGTCATAGATTCCGGTAATAGAAACACCCAACAGCCTCTCCTCTTCGCAGTTATCAGTCCATCCCTTACGCAAGAATTTGAAATCAGTTAGACAGGATTGCAGCGTACCCAAGATGGTAGCGTACCTAACCTTGTCCATGAGGGAGTCCATATCGTCTGCCGGTAAAGCGACTACCTCAGTTAAGTTACAGAACTGTCCTGGTCTGAGTACAATCTCGGAGCAGGGGTTGCATCCAAACTCATGGTCTGGGTCTCTCCGTTCGGGGAGCATATCCTTACACGCTTGGCGGTTGAAGATGCCCCTCTCTCCCGATCTGCTCTCGTAAATAGCAAGCCACTCACGCATGAAAGCGCCCATGTCTGGCTTTTCGGTATAACAGATTGAATTATTTGAGAGACTTCTTTGCGGGTTTTCCGCGAACCAGTTACCCATCTTTGCATGGCGCATCCTCTCGTCTGAATGGTTAGACAAACTGATAAGGGAAGTACGGCGTACACCACCTACCACAACACATTCCCCAATATGACACATCACATCATGCACCTCGATAGAGTTGAGCTTTCTTCCCTTAGCTCCCTTGAAGACATTCCCTACGTTTATGAACATCCTCTCGAAAGGCCACGGGCCACTCGCCCTACCACCGAAAGTTTTGAGGGGTGCGCCAGCAGGACGCAGCCTGGAAGTGTCTATCTTGGGAATCTTCCCACTATAGAGGAGCCTGACGTATTCATCTAGGGCAGTCGCCCACCCCAACTTGCTATCACGCACCACAATGGTCGTGTCAGTCTCGAAAAACTCATCCGCTACCTCTGGCAGCTTGCTGATGTACTGGCGCTCCACGCTGTAACCAAGGCCCGTCCCGTTCATCTGAATGTAAAGAGACTCACCGAACACCCGGATATGATCGACCGCCATGTAAGCGCAGTTGTATCCTGCTATGTTGTCGCGTGTCAGTGCCTCGCCTGCGGTCATCAAGCACCGCATAGAAGGCATCACGTTCTTGGAATAGACAGCCTCCCGTATTTCGGTGGAGAGAAGGGTGGGGAGATTAAACTTCTCGCTAAAGTAATTCACATAGCGATCAACTGTCTCACCCCAGTCCTCCCTCCTCTGCTGCTCAGGTAGATACCTGGCATAACGAGAGACTGCGATGTAGTCTTCGTAGAGACTCATCAGTCTGTTATCTCCGGTTTAGTTGGTAAGTCCTCATCTTCCTCGATCAGAACCTCATGGTAGGAACCGTCTGGATTCCTCCAAGCCTTGTACTTCTTGTAAACTTCCTCGCGCCGAACAATAATTCTTGGGTCATCTTCTGTCCCAACATCGTCGTCATACATACGAGGCCCATACTTATAAGGCTCAAGTATCTCCCGCATTAGATCGCCAAACATTGGCGTATTCCTCAACATCATATGCCTCATAGATTTTCTCCGTCTGTCCCAACCACAATCAGGGGGTCAGGCTCCCTATAAGCGGCAGCCACAAGGTTCATTAAATCTGGAAGCCTCACCACTGCCAACATCTCTGAACTGCGATACTCACCCAGGACTACGGTGGGTATCTTATCGTCTGATCCTTCTATGGCCTGCTGCATGGCCTCTTTAATAAACTTTGAGAGTTTCCTGCGGTACTTACACTCGATACCGAGGTAAGGGTGCGCTACGTCCAGAGGCGTCCTCCTATCCGATACTGGTATCCTCTCGCCCCCAGTGCGTAGCGCAACCCGCCGCTCGAATGCTTTCCAGTTCTTATCCATTGTAAAAGTTGACCGAACAGTGCGACATCTTCTCGCCACCTAGGTGTTTTCCACCTCCAGACGATCAACCTCTAGTTTTTTTTCATACAGAGCATTAAGACTAACCAGCAGTAATTCGGTTCTGAGAAGAAAATCATTTCGCTCTTTCATCAGGGGAATGATAGTCTTTATAAGGTAGTCTATCTTTTGCTCACAGTTATGCTCGTCAAAATCTGTGGGTAGAAGCAGGGTTGGGTCACATTGGTTTGATTTATCCACCTTCCATCTCCCATTCGTTCTTATCGACCATCTCACGACAGTTCTGACAGGTGATGGCAGACCATGAAAAATGATACACCCTGTTTCCTTCAGTAGATTCACATTTAGGGCAGCGGAGAATCGTCCCATCCTTTTTCGCTCTGCTGCGCCCGTTTACTTTCTTCATGGCTACCTCCGGTAGACCTTGATGTCTCTAAGTTTACCAAAATGTTTGACAACCTCAAGCACCACCTCCTCCATCTCTGGAAGCCTCTTTATATACTCCCACTTTGCCCTTTTCCCCTCTGGCGAATCTTCGTAAAGCACTTCGTCCTTCCACCTCCATTCTCTTGTGCCATTCCCCCCTCGTTTCCCCATCCTTAAACCATAGCCCCTGTCTCTTTAGGGAGTCCTTCAGGACTTCCCTGAAAGGAACCAGTTTCCCGTCCATCTTCTGCATGGAATAGCGATCAGCATGGCAGGAATCGCACAGTATATAAGGGTGTAGCTGTGTTGCTCGTTTATTCTCACAGTCGCTGCACCATAGATTGGATGTCGTCTCTTCTGTCGATTTGGAACTCATGTCTCATCGTCTCCAGTTCTACTTGATCGCCCAAATAATGGCCTGCCTCACGGATGTCTGAGATAAAATTATCCAGGTCTTCCTGCAATGATTTCAAGTTACTGACCACATCTATAAAATCATCGTGAGTGTAGCCCCCGTTAGAGGCTTCCCCAATATCCCGAACCGTACCCTCTAGGAAGATCACAGCCATAGCACAGGCGTGTTCTCCCTTCTCGTACATGGCCTTCTTCTTGTCGTCCATAGTAATGACCCTCAGTCTCTTAAAGCGCCTGTCACGGAGCATAGGGACGGCCACATCACGCCCTAATGCCTCAATACAAGCAGACCGAGACGAGTACACAATCCCAGTCTGCGTATCCAGAACATTACCCACTCGGACAGTTAAGCGCCTCAATTTCTTCCTTTGTAAAGTGTTTCACGGGTTTTGGGTAAGCCTCTTTAGGGTTCCAATAGGGGTTGTGGTGACGTTCTGAGCCGGTTACAGCCATGAGGTACTCAGCATCCCAGTTGACATGGCGATACCCTAAGCCTCCCGCGTAAATGTCAGGCCCAGAGGCTTCGACTAGGCTATTCTCTGGCAAAGCATCCAGGGAAATTTCCCTGTTACTTCCACTTGGATTCAGGTTTTCCCCTACTAGAGGCTGGAAATTCTGAAGAAACGCGTAGACTTTCCAAGCCTCCTCCAAAATCCCTTCCTTGATCTCCTCATCAATAGCCTTGATCCGCTTGATGCGCTCTATATGATTTAAGCATCTATTTAATAGGTTTTCCTTAGAAACCGTCTTTGTAGGGCTTTTTTGTTGGTCAGCTAAGGCTTGCGCCGGTAGCTGGCTGATTATACGCATGGATTTGTTAAGTTGATAGTTCATAGTTTTTCTCCTGTATATATAAGGATTTAAGGTGTAAGCCATTGATAAATATACATATCATAACACTAGTGTTTTAGCCATTTTCGACCCCATATCCTTATATATGAGGGATAAAAGTGTGTCCGACATTAGAATTATGAGCGTCTTGTGGCTCCATCGGATGAATAGCGAGACTGAACAGCAGCCTATGAGCCAGGAATAAACTGTCGTTAAAGTGACAATGGTCGAGGATTGAGCCTTCCTCTGTATAACAGGTTGACAGATACCGCTGAACAGTACCTAGATTACACCTATAGAATGAGTCGGTCACTAACGGCTCATAAAAGACAGGTGCAACTTTACTGTTGTAAATAAACAACACTACGGAGACGCTCCTTCAGTTCGTCTACTACCGCTAGGCTTGCATCTATGTTGTCATAATCAACGATATGGCCTTCATCAAAAAACATCTCTAGGTCTTTTTGCAACATATCTAGCAAATCTTCGCAGCTACAGTTACCAAATAGTTTTATTCCGGTAGTCATAATAATTCCCCTATGTCATCAGAAAGTGAGCGCACCAATCGCCGGTCGCGTAGACAACGAAACCTGGCGCAGCGCGACTCGTGGAACCGTACCAAGAGCGGAGCCATGAAAGACCGCTCAAAGTACAGCAGGAAAATGCGGTCGAGATCGAAACTTATCATGGAGATAAACTCGGATATGGGTTGATTTATTGGTGGGTTGGCCTCGCGTATAGTCGCGCCAATCCTCGTTGCTGTCTAGCTTTGTCTTGTCCAGATACTGTCCTTTGACCAAGACATTGTAACGCCTACGGTTGGCATACTTTCGGAGCAGGCGCACAAACTCCCGCCCATCCTCATCGTTGGGAATCTCGCAGAACTGATAGCGAGGGGGTGTTTTCTTACTCATGGTTAGTCATCTCCATAGTCTGCCCCGCGATACTCTGCGGGGTCTACTTGATACTCATCGAAGGGTTCCACGTCTACATCTTCATGGCAATTGGCCTCAAAGACTGCGCGAGCAAATCCGCGAGGGGTTGCGCTTCTGATGTTCTTAGTCTTCATGGATTTACCACCTAGTTTGCGGTGCTGCGTAGACGATCCAAACGAATCGCACTCCACCGCATCCTTTTCGGGCATTGTAAAAAGCTCATTTGTCCAGAGACAAGTCTTTTTAGAGTACCCATCACGAGGCGCGATGTAATCCGGCCACTTCGGGTGAATGGCTTCATCTTTTGGAATGTAACCGCCATATTCAAAAGGATGAAAATAGTAGTCTGGCTTACGCCACATTGTAGCCAACACTGATACCGGATTCTCAATATAGTACGGGCAATTGAACTTTTCGGCGAAGTCGGCACACATTACAGCGTAGTGTACCGCTTCATCTTGAAAGTGTTCACTCTGGGCCTTCTTACGGGCAAAGTGAGCGGCCCCCGAAATTGCCATGTCAGTGCAGACGGGGTAGCAAGAAATAAATGCAACCTCAGCGCCAAAGTCTTGGGCAATCTCGTCTAAATGCTCCTGATCGTGTAGGTCAGCTTTGATATAGTTTATTTCACCGCCTAATTTACCAACCTTTTCAGACTCTACGCCATACTGCCAATAACGGTGTTGTATATCGAAGCAGTAGCATTTATAACCAGCTTCGGCCCACGGTCTGACGGCTTCGCCGGTGTAGTCGTAAAGTGATAGCACAGTTTTCATAATTACGTTTACCTTTTAATTTTCCCTAGACTGCCGATAATAGCGTAGCTTAGGGGATTCTGGTTAGTTTATAGGTTTACTTATTTGGTTACACTTATAAATGAGATTTTATCGCAGCCGTATACCCTGAGCGCGGCAGCTATTCCAGCGGCATTCCCGCCAGCGCGGCGCATTCCCTCACCAACAATCACGGCTACTTCTTCATTTTGCGCGTAGGTGGATATGAGCGCGAGGTATCTACCGTAATTGTTTTGCGTAGACTTTACTTTACAATTCTCAATCTTATCCACTACTGGCTTTAAATCCTGCGCCAATTCATTTAACAGTTTTTCAGATTTCAACATTTTAGACTCCCGCGACTACAAAGTCGCTAGTATCGGTTTTTGCCTTACCTTTTGCTGTTAGTCCCACGATAACGCTAGTGGGGTCGTTAAATCTTACGTCGTTTTCATCGCCGTTTATCACTTCCCTATTCATAAAATGCGTGGGCAGTTTTCCAGAAAATACTACTGCTAGATTCACGTTGCTATCGTGGCGTAGTTGCTTATCCACCACGCGAGCGTACTCGGTAACGCCAGAATAGGAAAATGTTAGATGGTAGTTACTCGGTACGGTACGGCGTGGGATTTTCGTATAGTCGTAAAATTGAACACGCGGGAAAACATCAAAAATAGTCTTTTTCCCATTGTAGAAAAAATGCTCTTTTTCCCATTGTATGTCGCTAGTGCCATTTAATCGTACAGCGAGTATTTTGCCTTGCTTAGCAGCTTTTCGCTGTAATCTCTCAATATCTCGCGCCAGTGTGGCCATGAATTGATCGTGATATTGAAAATACATTAAAGTTTTTCTTATTCTGGCTTTTTGCACACTGTCAAAAGCACCACGACCCGCAGTATTGAGGCAGCCAGTCTTACAGCCAGCCACGCCAGCGTACGGGCAGAGATTAAACTTCGCGCCAATGGTATCGGCTGGTGCAAGGTATAAAATACCAGTCAATACACCTACCTTTTCACCCTTGATAGTCTTGGCATTAGACTCGCCCAAAAGAGAGCTAGGCATTTTTTGAAACAATACATCATTCCTTACCATTTTTACAATCTCGGGATTTAACCCTTTAGTGCTGAATAGTTCCATTACGGCCTCCCGTGTATGATTAGTCCAACGATTAAAACAGCGACTATAGAGCCTATAAGGGTAGCTGTCATTAGATAACCTCCATCATTTTGTTTATCTGCACTGTGCCGTAGTGCTTCCCAAATTCTACATTTACTGACGGCTTATTTTCTCCGACATAGTTCTGTATCTGGAGTCCCAACATATCATCCACCATCGTCTGAGAAACTATGCCATTAGTAAAATGTACTCTAAATCTAGGGTTACCATTTACACTGCTATTCATACGTTCCAGTCTGTCAATTTTCAGACCCTTCATTGTTTCTAGGTTTTTCATAGGTTGTCTCTAGTCTAAGGTTAATACGTCAAGGGGTACGCTTGGAATACCCCTTAGCCTATAACCTATTCTTCGTTGACTACTTCGATTATCTTAGATTCGATAATCCGAACAACGTCAAAGTATGCTGAGGCTGATCCGCTGTACTCGTTTTTCTCTCGTCTCTCGTCGGCTGTTAGGCGTCTATCGGATTTAAGGTCAGTAAGCTGTTGCTCTAATGATTCTACGTCGGCCTGCTCTTTTGTGCAGTATTCCCTCAATTGGGATAAGGCGTTAACTACTGGTATGTTTGATGCTTTCATGGGTTACCTCTATTGGTGAATTGATCCAACAATGCTCATTATCCACACGCAGATGCCCATGTCAATACAATTGATACAATATCTATCACAATAGTTTCTTATGGTATCGCAGCTAAATCCTGGCCAGGCTTATACATCCCGCCATTATTCGCGCCCATAAAAAACAAACATACAACACTCTCTTATACTGATAACCTTATAGGGAGATACAACTAGGTGGTCTGTAGACTTCCTCATAGCCCAGAGACTTCCTCATAGATGTTCAGACCATACCTACACACGGCAGCCCAGAGGAAGCCCACAGAATATCCACCACATGATAAACGACAAGAGGCTACCTCATAGATGTAGCAACACAAGGGGAAGCCTCACAAGCGCTCTGGGGAAGTCTCAAGACTACCTCGCCGCGTAGCCAGTCGGCCTCTTATCTTAAACATAATGAGGGAAGACTAGGCTGCCTCAGGCTAGGCTCGTAGTCCCAGGCTGAGACTAGGGGCGGCCCCCTTTGGGATTTTCTGAAGTCATATATATTGTATACACTCAGCGGTGAGGAAACCTAAGTAATATAATCAAATGATGATAGACCATGAAATACCTCCGAAACGCCGCACCGTGGGCTTTAAAAGCCTATCTGGTCTGGTCAGTATGCGTAGACTGCGTAGCCGTGGGGACTATTCTATGGTTTGTCTTGAGGTAGGTCAGCATAGGATGCTGGCCCTAGCTTATGGCTGAATACCAGAGACATCCTCTGGCCCGTCCCCATGATGTGGGACAGGACTTCTGGGCAGTGAACTATGCTGGGCCATCATTGATGGACAGGCAGAAGTACATTGACCCCAGAACTGGACAGGTTTGGGAATCTCTAGAGGAAGCCTTGAGGTTCCTCGCTGGCCCTACTGATTACCAACAGTGGGACGAATTGGGTAGATTACCGGATGATCCCAATGTAGAAGCTGTTATGCCCGATATAAGGGCTGGGATACCCCCTGGTCCTCCAGGTGAGGCAGCCTTTAGAGCCTCTCAGGAAGTCCCTACTATCTTACCAGAAAGGCGTATCACGCCTCCTGATGTGGTTACTGGGCTTCTGGAAGCGCCAGATACGGGTGTTACTATTTCGGAATCTACCTATGATTATGATCAGGCCCAGCGAGAGGCAGACTTACAAAGGGCGATAAGACGGGAAGAAACAGACCCACCGTATGATAGGGAAGCAGAACTACGGCAGGCTATAAAACGTGAGGAGACTGAGCCTACACTTCAGCCATTAGAGCCTGAGTATAAGCCTAGATTTGAGTGGGAAATCCCCATGCAGGACCAGCCCAAAGAGGGTAAGTGGCCTGATGCAAAGGGTTTGTTGGATGCCGGTGAGGTTCCACCAGATGAGGGTGTGGTAGATTGGAGGGACAGATCAAAAACCCGCGCACTGGCCGTAGTAGCTCCAGAGGTGGATATAGATAATCTTCTCGACGTTGGGTGGCATAGCCTTATCAAAGGAGGATCAGTAGACCTCCATAGGGGGGCGTTAAGCACAAGGTTGCGGGTTCCAAAAGAAGTAGAGGGTAAATGGCGGGGGGTAGCAGCTAAGGAGTATGGTGGTTTAAGGGCATCAGGACCGGAATTTATGGATACTTCCGTTAATCAGGAGTACACTCAGGATGTTGGTCCGAGGGACTTTAGTGTTACCAAAACACGACCTATCTCTAGTACCAATGTAATAATGCCCCACGGCATTAGAGATGGCGATGAAGGTCCAGAATCTGTGAGTTACAGTGGACTGTATAAATCATCCGCCGACGAAATGTTTTTCGGCGAAAAAGGTACAGGCGCTGGTGATCTTGAATACCACGAACCATTGCACAGAATGTTTCGTTATTTGTGGCATAACAATGATTTAATTAAGGGCATACCAGTCACAAACGCGCAAGGCGAAGAAGTAGAGTTACTGGACCTTATTTTCCCCAAAAAAGACCCCAATTGTAATACCAATGCGTGCGCTAGAAGATGGAAAAGTGAACCGATGCACGATATCATTTATTCGGCCTCTAAGTATGGGGATATGCGTGAAAGAGTTGGTGCTGAGGGGTTTGGTGAAGAAACAAATCTGAGTGCCGAAGCTAATCTAGAAAGGAACAGGGAGATATTAAGATTACTCAACGATGCACTGGAAGACACGGCAGCAAAAGCATTAAGAAGGGAGGGGCTTAGTCCGATTCCAGAAGGTGAGATTCCACATGGACCGTCCATTGTACCAGACGAAGGTTTGATAACTACCACACCAGAGGAACCCGATACTCCAAACGCCAGAGAACTAAAGGGCCAAGAGGCAGCAGACGCGAGGAAGAGAAAACTCGCCGAAGATAAGAGGAAGTCTCGTTTATCGTCTAAGGTAGGCGCACCTCGAACAACTTTCGAGAAGACCCTAGTTGATGTTGGAACATTCCCAAATGATACCGCCGAGGGAAGAAAATCTTGGTATGGTGTGGGACAAAACAAGAAGAATGTAGGGCAGGGAACTGCATATCTAGCACCAGATGCCGCTTCTGATTACAAACGAATGAACAAGGCTTTCAAGGCTAAATTTGGCAGGGATATAAGAATAGAATCAGCATACAGGACCAATCTTCATAATGAAGCCCTAAAAAAGAAAGGGGCGGTACAGACTTCAAAGCATAAGGAAGGAACCGCTTTAGATATAACGAGTAAGAAGGAGCGGGATTGGATTATAAAGAATGGTGCAGACAAGTATGGTTGGATATGGCATAACTACAAAGATAAGAAAGGTAAGCGTGGAACGTCCAATCATTTTTACCATATAGGTAAAAGAAAAACAACCAGCAGATAGAGGATAAGATTATGCCTATAGGACCAATGGGAGAACCCCTACCATATAACGGACCCGCAGGACCACCTATGGGTGGCCCAATGCCGGGAGCAATGCCCGGAGGAGGCCCACAGGACGAGGTAGGCCAATTACTCGCCCTACGTGAACAGATTGACCAGAGACTCGCAGAACTCATGGGAGGCCCACCGCCTGGTGGAGTCCCTGGAGCGATGCCAGCCGGTCCTCCTATGGATGCTATGCCCCCCGGAGGGATGCCCCCAGGATTGCTTGCATGAGAACTGAGAAGCAAGAGGCTTTTATCGAAGCCTATTGTTTAACGGGAAACGCCGCTAAAGCAGCGGAGATGGCAGGCTATTCTGAGAAAGCCTCCAAACAGAAGGGATGGACTCTTAAAAAACAATTCGCTGATGAAATAGCCGAAAAGACTAGGGAGATGATGGCAGATGGTATACCCGGAGTCCTGGCTAAACTCCACGAATTGATCAATGAGGCTACCTCTGAAGCCGTTAAGCTAGGAGCAATTAAAGACTTCTTGGACAGAGCAGGGTTAAAACCTGTCGATAAAGTGGAGCAGAAAGTCTCCCACGTCGAGAGTGCTTCCCTTGATGAACTGAGGCGAGAACTTGAGGCTTTGACTGGCTCCTCTGAACCAGAGGAACTCCCGTCTAGGCTCAACTAATGCCCATTCAACGGTGTACGCTAAAAGGCGGTAAAAAGGGATGGAAATACGGAAAATCTGGGAAATGCTATGCAACTAGGTCAGGCGCTGAACGTCAAGCCAAAGCGATCCACGCCAGTGGCTACAAGGAAAGAACTAGAGCAGGCAGTAGAAATCGCTAGGGAGATACGAACCCGTGAACGCTTCAACAAGCTCGACTTCTATGACCCCTACCCTTACCAGCTAAACTTCCACAAAACAGGCTCAGAGGCCAACCAGAGGCTTCTGATGGCTGCTAACCGCATAGGTAAGTCCTATTGCGGGGCTGCTGAGATGGCCTACCATGTAACAGGACTCTATCCTAAGTGGTGGGAAGGTCGAAGATACCGACAGCCAATTATCGCGTGGGCTGGAGGTGTCTCAAATGAAACGACACGCGACATTGTTCAATATGAACTATTGGGTTCCCCCGATGACCCAGAAGCCTTTGGGTCCGGTTCTATACCGAGAAATCTAATAATAAAGACCGAGAGGAAGCCTGGGGTTCCAAACGCAAAGAGCGTAGCTCTCATTAAACACGTTTCCGGTGGGAACTCCTCTTTATTCTTCAAAGCCTATGAGATGGGCCAGGAGAAGTGGCAGGGAAGAAGTGTAGATTGTATCTGGTTAGATGAAGAGCCGAGCAGGGAAATATATTCTCAAGCCGTTACTAGAACTCTTGATCGTAAGGGTATGATTTATATGACTTTTACCCCGGAGCAAGGGATGACAGAAACGGTCGCATCCTTTATGAACAACCTCCAATCTGGGCAGTCCCTAACCAATGCTACATGGGATGACGCCTCAGAGAAAATCTTCTCCCAGAGTGGAGAAAGAGGCCACCTCTCAGAAGTCGTAATGGAACAGATTCTTTCCTCGTATTCGCCTCACGAAAGGGAGATGAGAAAGAACGGCAGACCTTCTATTGGTTCAGGATTGGTCTTCCCGCTAGGGGAGGAGAAGGTCATGGTCGAGCCGATGGAGATACAGTCACATTGGCCGAGGATCGCTGCAATAGACTTCGGATGGGACCATCCTACGGCAGTTGTATGGTGTGCAATAAACACAGAAGAAGAGATATTTTACGTCTATGATTGCTATAGGGCTTCTAAAGCAAGCCCATCCGTCCATTCGGCAGTCATACGCACAAGACCACATTTTATACCCATTGCTTACCCGCATGACGGAAACAGAAGGGACAGTATGGGAAATCCAGGTTTAGCCGATCAATACAGAAATATGGGTTGTAATTTCCTTCTGGAACATTTCACCAACCCCCCAGCATTGGGAAGCAACAAAGGCTCTAACTCGATTGAGGAAGGCTTGATGGCTATGCTCCAAGCAGTAGAGGCTGGTAAATTCAAAGTGTTCTCTACTCTCTCAGATTGGTTCGAGGAGTTCAGGATGTACCATAGGAAAGATAACAAGGTAGTTCCTTTAAGAGATGACCTCATGTCTGCAACAAGGTACGCCTTTCAATCTCAACGCTTTGCAGTTGCAGGGGAAGACCCCACATGGACGCAAGACGTTGAATACAGGAACTACGGAATTATTTAATGGCTCAAAAAATTACTGAAGAAGAACTGGTAACTAGGATACGGGGAGAAATCACCGATTCCCTTGGTTACATGGGAGATACGATCTCCAAGCAGAGAGAGTCTGCTATGCAGTATTACTATGGCCTTCCCTTTGGAAATGAAGTGGATGGGCGTAGCCAATTTGTAGACTCTACAGTTCAGGATACCATTGAATGGATTAAGCCCTCCTTGATGCGAGTATTTGCCTCCGGGGATGAAATGGTAAAATTTAATCCTCATGGTCCCGAAGATGTTGCTATGGCAGAACAAGCCACGGACTATGTGAACTATGTGTTTACTAAAGATAATCCGGGTTGGGAAATTCTGTACTCCTGGTTCACTGATGCTTTGCTATCCAAGAATGGCATAGTCAAGGTATGGTGGGATGAGTACGAAGATAGCCAGAGGGAGGAGTACAGGGGTTTAGATGAAATTTCTTTTACCGCCCTTGTGAGCGTTGATGATGTTGAAGTAATTGAACATACCGAGTATGAAGAGTACGGCTCTCCTGTGCATGATGTCGTTATAAAACGTAGTGCGTATAATGGTAAGATAAAGATTGAAAACATTCCACCTTCTGAATTCCTTATTAGTCGAGAGGCCAAAGATATACAAGAAGCTAGGTTTGTTTGCCACAGGGTTCTTAAAACTCTATCAGAACTCAGGGAAATGTACCCCGATCAAGACATTGAGATAGAAGACCTTGGCGGTGCAGATGACGACATGGCAGACTTTTCTGGTGAACGCCTAGAGCGTTACCAGTTTGATAAATCAGCCCGATATTGGGAGGGCTGGGGTGGTGACGCCACCTATGGAGAGGAAGGCTTACGAACGTACTGGTTGCATGAGTCCTTCCTGAAAACAGATTACAATAATGACGGAATCACAGAACTCCGTAAAATATGCACAG